TTTCTACTGCTGGTAAGGAAGCATCTGGTACAGGTAATATGAAGTTCCAAATGAATGGTGCTGTTACGATTGGTACATTAGATGGTGCTAACGTAGAGATACGTAATCAAGTAGGAGAAGAGAACTTCTTCTTGTTTGGTAAGACAGAAGATAGGTTGGATGAGATGAGATTGGAGGGATACCATCCTCAAGATTTCATTGGACCAAAACTTCAAGAGGTTATAGATTTAATTCAGTGTGGACATTTCAGTGGTGGTGATAGGTATAGGTTCAAACCTTTATTGGATAACCTCATGTATCATGATCCTTTCTTTGTCCTTGCAGACTTTGATGATTATGTGGATGCACAAGATGAGGTTAACCACCGCTGGACAAATCGAGAGGAATGGAATAGAATGTCTTTGCTAAATACTGCACGGTCTGGTTTCTTTTCCTCTGATAGATCCATCAGAGATTACTGTCAGACCATTTGGAATCATGACACCAATAGATAATGTCTACACAAAGGAAGAGGTAGACTCCCTGATTGCACAGGCAAAAGCAGAGGCACATGAGGCAGATAGAATCCTCATGGCGAAGCATAATCGTAACGCCACCATAATTAGCATGATTCTGGGGTTTATTTGTCTTGCACTTTTCCTTGATGGATTGTTAAGGATACTTGGTATCATTCCACCGTTCATGGATCTTGATGTTAACATCTTAGATGATGTGGTGGACAAGGTTGAAGAAGATGTTATGCCCATGGTACAAGATACACTTTCAAAAGCAAAAGGTTACATACCGAGGATTTAGTGGACAATTTAGATATAATTTTATTTGCTATAGCAGGAATTTCTACACTAGTTGGTGCTGTTTATTTGATGGCTAGTGCTGGAATGTCTAAGGAGGTTCAGGATTATAACTGGCATCCTATGGCGGATGGTGGTCCAGAGTCACCAGAGTTTAAGAAGTATATGAGAAAGGTAACTAAGAGGGTTCATCCTGAGATGGTTGATGTTCAACCTGGTGAAGAGTTAATGGGAGTTACTTTTGAGAAGAAAGATAGTTGTAGTCTTGAAGAGTATAAAGATTTGCAAGCAAGGATAGAAGCACTTAGAGCAGAGTTAGAGGATGAAGACGAAGATGATGATGGAGATGTTATAATTGCTAGATAATCTATTTGAATGATTATGGACACAGAAATGCTCAACGCTATCAAGCAATGGGAAACTGAGTACCCTACTATGGAGGGTGTTAAGTTATCGGATCAACAAAAAAGAATTTTGAATAAGGGACCAGAACATAATGAAGGTATGATATATGGTACCATGTATAATGATTGGAAAAAACGTAGAGGTTACGAGTAATGCAAACACTAATACTGGTAATGTCATTTGCAAACTTTGTGTTCTATCCTCTAGTGATAGCGACAATTGTTGCAGTGATTATTGAGCAGATCATAAGAAGACTGGCAACATCAAATCCATTGTCTTTTGATGATCAAAGAATGATCAACCGTGCTATGGGTATAAGAAAATATCTCTATAGACAAGCATGGATTTTTAATGTAGTATGGTTCTTGTGTTATTTTATTCTCATGTTTACAATTGGAAGACAACAACCGGCAGCAATGCCTGACATGATATGGAAGGGTTAGAACTAACAGAAATGAATGTACATAAGGTTCTTGATGAGATCCGCCCTTACATAGAGGCGGATGGTGGTATCCTTGAGTTTGTTGCAATAGATTATCTCAAGGAGGGTCCTGTTGTTATGGTAAAATTATTAGGTGCATGTTCTACATGTGCTATGAGTGCCATGACTTTGAAGCAGGGTATTGAAGCACACTTACAGAACAAGTGGCCAGAAATACAAGAGGTGATTCAAGTATGAAGATTACACAGAAGATTATTGATGACCTGACTGAGGCATTAGCACACAAGAAGAAGGATGGTACTGAGAACTGGAAGGATGGTGATGAGATTGATGTGTGTCTAGGTGGAACCTTTGCAAATGACAAGTTTATTTCTTTGATAAATCGCTCTAAAGATAAATGAGTCTTATGAAAGAGTTGGTTAAAGGCAAAGTCAAGACTGTCTATGCCGTTGATAATGTAGAACATGTTATGATTTTTTATCATGATAGGGTGACTGCTGGTAATGGAGAGAAGGAAGATACTATTAGTGATAAGGGTAGTATTAATTGTCAGATAACTGATATTCTTTTTAAGGAACTAGAGAAGCAGGATATAAAGACACATCGTATTGAACGTGTAGGACATACGATGTTGTGTCAGAAGGTAGATATCATACCTATAGAGTTTGTAGTAAGGAACATTGCTGCTGGTTCTATTGTTAGACAGACTACCCTAAAGGAGGGTAGGGTACTTGACTTTCCTTTGGTTGAGTTCTATCTTAAGGATGATAGTAAGAATGATCCACTGCTTACAGAGGATCGCATGACCATTATGGGTTATGATAATATGACTGTGATTGAGATGAAATGTCTTGCCATCAACATGGTACTCAAAGACATCTTCTCACGCATAGGACTTACACTTGTTGATTTCAAACTGGAGTTTGGTTATGATTCTGGACAAAATTTATTGCTGGCTGATGAACTATCACCTGACTCCATGCGACTCTGGAAGAAAGGAACGCAGGAGAGCATGGACAAAGACATCTTCAGGAAAGGAAACGGTGACATAATTCCTGCGTATCAAAAGATACTTGACGACCTCTTAACATTACTTTATAATAAATAAGACGGCGGGAAACCGTCCTTACTACCCCAAACCGAGGCCATGGGGACAAGCCTCTCATCATAACAAGTAAAAACGCCCTATTATTCAGATGACAACTCTGCAAAGACAGAGCAGTTCACCGCTTAAGAATTGGGACGAGTTTTGTCAGTGGGTTACTTCCACAGACAATCGCTTATATGTTGGTTGGTTCGGAGTCCTTATGATTCCTTGCTTGCTTACTGCGGCTACTTGTTTCATCATAGCGTTCATCGCTGCTCCTCCTGTCGATATCGATGGGATCCGCGAACCTGTTGCTGGTTCCTTAATGTATGGTAACAACATCATTTCTGGTGCTGTTGTACCTTCAAGCAACGCAATCGGTATGCACTTCTATCCCATATGGGAAGCGGCAACCATCGACGAATGGTTGTATAACGGAGGTCCATATCAGTTAGTAATCATGCACTTCCTTATTGGTATCTGTGCTTACATGGGTAGACAGTGGGAATTGTCTTATCGTTTAGGCATGCGCCCTTGGATCTGTGTTGCTTACTCTGCACCCGTCTCGGCCGCGTTTGCTGTATTCCTCATCTATCCTTTCGGACAGGGATCATTCAGTGACGGTATGCCTCTGGGCATTTCAGGCACGTTCAACTTTATGTTTGTCTTCCAGGCGGAACATAATATCCTCATGCATCCATTCCACATGGCGGGTGTCGCGGGTATGTTTGGTGGTGCCTTGTTTAGTGCTATGCATGGTTCATTGGTTACATCTTCGCTTATTCGCGAGACTACCGAAAACGAGTCACAGAACTATGGCTACAAGTTCGGACAAGAGGAAGAAACCTACAATATTGTCGCCGCACACGGATACTTCGGGCGACTCATTTTCCAGTACGCTAGTTTTAATAACAGTCGTTCTCTTCATTTCTTCCTTGCTGTATTCCCCGTGGTTTGCATATGGCTTACGTCCATGGGAATAAGCACAATGGCATTCAACCTCAACGGATTCAACTTCAACCAGTCTATCCTTGATAGTAATGGTAAGGTTGTTCCTACTTGGGCAGACGTTCTTAACAGAGCGAACCTAGGTATGGAGGTTATGCATGAGCGTAACGCACACAACTTCCCTCTTGACTTGGCTGCTGCTGAGGTTACGGAGGTTGCTCTTATCGCTCCTTCTATAGGATAATGGAACTCATCGCTATCCTCGCCGCCATTGGTGGTGCTGCATACGGTGCGTATCGGATGACTCCTAAAAACTGAATACATAAAACCCCTAACTAACATTAGGGGTTTTTTTAATGCATGGAAATAGACGAGCAGGTATCATTGGGACATCTTCTATTGCAGGATAGGAAGTGTAGAAGGTGTGGAGAGATAAAGAATCTTATAGACGGGTTCTACAGGACTAGAAAGGACAGAGGGACTCTTCCGTCATCTTATTCGTATGAGTGTAAGGTGTGTACAATAAGAAGAATTGTTTCGACTCGCAAAAAACCAGAGAGTAATGACTGGACATACCCCGACTGGTAGTGTTATACTCAGAGCAGTCAAATTAATTTTATGCTCTTGAATTTGATAGTCATCTCTGTAGTTTTCTTTCTACTATGGTTTGTCTTTGTATTTTTAGCAGACCCAAACAAGAGTTAATCATATATAATTTTTGAACACCCATTATTATTAATGAAAGATCAGAATACAATCACCGTAGAGGAAACTCCAAAAGAGAAGTACAATCGTGGATTGGATATTTTCATAGAGTCTGTCCAAAAACCGGACAACCAACTTAGAGCATGTGCTCACAACCAAAAATGCTACAACGAACTAATGGAAGTTCGTGAATCAGTTCTAGAACATCTTAAAACCCTACGCAAATAAAAATGTCACAAGAGTTTGTAGTCTATTCTAAAGACGGTTGCCCTTATTGCGATAAGGTGGTAACTTTATTACAGTTTGCAGAGTTAAAACATGTGGTGTATAAGTTAGGACAACACTTTACACAGGAAGGATTCGTTAATGAGTATGGTGTGGGAGCAACATTTCCTCAGGTAACGTATAATGATAAGCGCATTGGTGGGTGCTCAGATACAATCAAGTTTCTTCGGGAACAAAAACATCTAGAGGTCGAGTAATTGGACATTTACATTGCTGTCGATAAAGCAATAGATGAAGTGTTTGAGAATGATCGTTTTGTTTTAAATCTATATCAACTTGCTACAAGTATGAGATTAAAACGAAATGATATGAGTGAGTTTCTTCACAGTAGTGTTGCTGGCGAACTTAAGAATACTGTGTTAGAATTAGATGAATATCTTAAGGGAGGACGTGACAGTCATCACCAGCAACTCCGTGAAGCATACGGACACATACCTAAACCCAAGGCCAGGAAGATAAGAAATTATCTTTATGGTATAATTCAGGATGCCTATCGTTATGAGCGAGACAGAAAACCAGGAAGAAAAAAAGCCTAAATTAGAAATAAATAAAGGCGTGGAGTTAATGCTCCGCAACAAAAAGAAGCTAGTAAGGAGGGAGCCCAAATCATTTCAGTTCAAATTCGGACAGATGATTGCTTTCTTCAGGAGAGAGATCCACATCTATCTTGAATTTTCATTAGACATTAGAAAAGGAGCAGATGGATGAGCGAGACTGTTATAGTCACCTTGACAATGACTGCCTTAGGTAGTATACTTTCTTTATTAGTTGGATTCGGTGCAGGATGGTTAGCAAAAGAGCATGTCTATAAGACTACTCCTTGGCATCCAGACACACTACATCCAGAAATGTTTGACGAACATGGGAATGTTGTTCCCGATGAAATTTTAGCCCTAAGATTCGAAAATGCCGACACGTTCAACAGCGATCAATCAGGAAACTCCGAAGGATGGAGTGACCCTAGCGAGTGGCCGCAAGAAGAGGAAGACTAGCGTTAAGGCTAAGAAGACTCTCCCTAAGGTTAAACTTCCTAACAATCCATTTCAGACTGAGATATTAGATTTGGTTTCTAAGCAAAGAACCAAAGCAAAGAAGATAGAAGTATTACAAGAGTATCGTAATGATGCATTAGTATCTCTTCTTATTTGGAACTTTGATGATACAGCGTTCTCTGCTTTACCAGAAGGACCAGTACCATATAAACCTAATGATGCACCTGCAGGTACTGAGCATACGTCTCTAAGGCAGGAATGCCGCCACTTCTATAATTTTATACAAGGAGGCAATCCATCGCTCTCTAAGACACGTAGAGAGAATATCTTCATACAGATATTGGAGACACTTCATCCTGATGAAGCACAACTTTTAGTATCTGTTAAAGATAAGTGCTTAGAAGATTTCTATAACCTTACTCAAGAGGTTGTTGCAGAAGCATACCCAGATATTACATGGGGTGGCCGAGGTGGACAACAATATGAAGGATAAAATGATTTCAACTCTATTTGAAAACTGCAATCCTAAAGAAGACAACAATACAAAACTCCCATACACTGCATACCTTGTTGAATATAAGGTAGACGAAGAAATTCGTTATGATATTGCTATGGGAGATAAGCAGGTGGATGTCTTTGATGTTTATTATGATAAGTACAAGAAGGACTTCATTGGTATGACGCAATCTGAGGGTAGGGTTCCACCTAACCGTTGGAATGTTGCACCTCCACCACCTAAAAAGAAGAAGCGCAGGAGGAGGACAGAAGAAGATGAGTAAGGACAGAGGTAAGAAAAGACTTCCTGGGTTTAGAAATGTTCAAGTAGAACAAGATGGTAAGGCAAGAGTTGTAATTGATGATGATGAGATGGGGAAGTTGTTGAAGAAATATAAGCGTCTCAAGAAATATCAGAAGTCAAATTTATATCAGGCTGCTAAATTAGGTGGACAGGACAACGAATTAGACCGTCTATTGAGGGAGTATGGTGATGAACAAACCGGTACCAGGTAGTTACATAGACACCCAGGGAATGGGTGCTCCTCTTTCTCCAGAAGAGAGAGCGAAATTAAAGAAGGAACCTGTTAA